AAAGAAAACTATCTAATCTATGTCCGAGTAGATCAACTTCTTTAGGTAATACATTTTGAATACCTTTATTAAATTTTTGTTCTTGTAGTTGTCTAATCTGTTTCTCTATGTCTTCATCAATCTCATTGACCTCAGTAATCGGTTTCTCAATAGTCGGTTGAGAATTTAGATCAGGCCATTTACTGTCAAGATAATCTTTAGTTGACATAACTATCTAGTCACGCTTGGTGTGACTGTTGCTCTTCCCTCGATTCTTCTAGTAACTATACCAGAGCCATCGGTGGTTGTTAAATCCCATACATATCGTCCTTCAGAAAGTCCTGAGGTAACTGTATCTGTTAATGTTATTGAACAAGTACCGTCTGTCGCACTTACGATAGCAGTTGTGAAAGAGGTAGAAGATGTTGATAAGTGGGTCTTTCTTATCTTACTTGTTATCGTCTGTCCTGTTAAATCTACGACTGTACCTGCAGAATCTTTGATTGTTAAAGTTTCTGTGTAATCAGCATCCTGGTCAATAGTGATGTTTTGTATTGTTGCCATTAGTCAACTTCCTATATATTAAATCTTTCTTATATTTATAAGTTTTTAATATACTATTTATTGAATTTAGAAAGACCTAACATAGGACGTCCATCAAGTTTGTTTTTCTCATCAAATGGGCCATTCACATGGTTATAATGTAAAAATACCTGACCACAAATGTTTCCTTCAAAAGGTTCTCTCCAGTGTTCTAGCTTACAGCCCTCATATATTAACATATCTCCCACTTCAAGCAAAACTTTAGTGCCTTCTATGAAGATAGGCCAGGGATCACCACCCAAGTTTATCGTAGTAGATATCTCACAACTTGGTCTGTCTTTGTGTTTCTTTAATTCATCACCTTTTTTATAAGCTCTTGCATAAGAGTAAGTAGGTATTAAATTTAATCCAGTTTCTTGTTGCATTTTTGGCAACACTTTAACTAATAAAGTTTCCATTACAAAATCACCATAACAAGAATAAGTATTAGGTATTTGTTCATCAGCCCATGTCCCAAGAATATCAGATTGTGAATGAATGTTATTTTCATACATAAATTTTACAGCATCTCTTTTAAGTAAGAAGTAGTTAAATATAAAGTTAGCTAACTCGTAGTCGATAGCACCTTTGATTACTTGATATTTATTAAACATTAAAAATCTCCTTTTCATTTTCATTACAATTTAGTTCTAGGTTTAAAGTAATACGTTTATCCTCTTTTGATGGTGTTGGTAGATGTTCTAAAGAACCTGGAAAAATTAACATATCCCCATTATTTGGTTCTATGTATATTTTTTTATTTTTAATTTTAAAACTAATACCTTCTTTTTTTATCTGTAAATACATTACACAGTTTATGGTTGAAGATTCTTTGTGATTATGCCAACAAGCATCATTAAAAGTATTATCGGTTATATAACACCATACTTTTAAATCTTTATTTTTTAAAGTAAATGGTTTTAGTATCTTTTTAGCAGACTCTATAAATATACTATATAAGTTATCTGTATATTTTGTGTTTAATCTAAAATTTAAACCACCTTCTTCTTTAGTTCTTTGAGCTATACATTCTTTAATTAAATCTTCTTTAAAATCTTTAATGTCTTCATCTATAGAAAAACAATGAATCATACAAACATACCTTTTTGTAAAAAATTAAAACTTACTGATATTCTTATATTATTAGATTTATTAGGATCAACACAATGCATTAACCATGCTGGAAACATAATAAGTCTGCCATCTTTAGGTTCATAGTCTGTTTCTCTTAATAACCTATCTGGTAATTTACCTTCTTTTTGTCTAGGTCTTGACATACAAGCAACCGATCTTGGATCATCTATTTTTAAATTTCCACAATTCTTAGGAGCTTTGATATAATATACACCTGACCATAAAGAATTAGGATGTTGATGAGCACGATTCATTCCACCAGGTGGATTAATGTTAGCCCACATATTACCTAATACAGGTTCACTATCTAAATGTTCTTGATCGTAAATAGTTTTTTGTGAAGCATATAACATACGAACTAATTTTTGATATTCAGGTAGTTCACCCATGTTAGTGGGTGAGTGCCAACCTTGAACATTGGTTCTAACAACTCCCTTATCTTTATTAGACCAAGCTATAATATCTCTTTCAAGTTCTTGATTAAGAGTTGGGTGTTCTATATCTGCAATATAGATAGGGGTTGGAAAATGTAGTTCTCTAAACATTATTTAAAAGAAGGTCCTCCAAACCACATCACAAGTGATTTTCTGTTTCCTTTTATAACTGGCGTCACTCTATGATTTATAAACGAAGCAAAAAATATTGCGTGACCTTGTTTTAGTTTTGCAACATTACCTGGTTTTGTTAATTCTAAATCTCCACCTTCAAATTCTGACTCAGGAGATAATAAACAAGTCATTGATATTTTTCTAACAGGCGGTTCATGTATAAAACTAACATAATTATCAACGTGCCATTCATAAAAACCCCCCTCTGAATATTCTGTATATTGTGCCGCTTCTGTAATAGTCATTCCATCAAAACCAAAATGATTACCATTTGTAGTTTTCATTATACATTCAATGTCTTTATACATTTCACGCATTTTTTTAAAAGGTATCCAACTTATATGTGAGGTCCTAGTTTTAGTATCTATATGTCCTCCTTTAATTCCTTCTTTGTTTCCAACTCCTGCATTTTGTTTAGGTTCAGTTCTTCCAGCTGCAATAATCATTTCACATTGTTTAGGTGTAAAGATTGGTGTAGTTGTTTCTACTATATAAGATTTCCATTTAGGTTCTGTTATCATATTAATACCCGTATTCTATCCAACCCGTTATTATATATTTGTCATTCGATAGAGGAGGGTTGCCTCTATGAATATGTGTGAATTGTGACGGCCAAACTAACAACGTATTTTTCTCTGGTTTGAAACGACACTTTTGATATAAAAATTCTGTCTCCCCACCCTCGGTTACATCATTTAGATAAACCATAAAAGCTAATATTCTATTTCTTGCTTTCATCTCAGCATTTTCACAATGCCAAGTATGATATCCTTCACCCACTTTTGTTTTTTGTATCTTAACTTCTAGTATGTTATGGGTTGCTAGTTTTTTTAAATAAGAGTATTTTTGAACGTACAAAGGATATACTTCTTTAAAAAATAAATCTATAAAAGGTTTGTTTGTATATGTTAATGCAACATTAGTATCTCTTATAGTATCTATTCCATTGTCTGACACTAACATTTTATCTTCTTTTCTTGGATATACTGCACCTTGTTGCTCACACTTATTAAAATAATTTAAATAGTCTTCTATTAATTCGTTAGGCATAAAATCTTTAAATACACCTATGTGATCATCTCTAACTAAAAATTTCTTGTCCATTAATTAGCTCCTCTATTTTTAATTGGATCAAAATCTACATCACAGTTTGCAGCAAGTGTTCTTCGTGTTTCGTCTGTGCCATTAAAAGGATAAACACAATGCCTCATGTCATAAGGAAAGATATAAAAATCTCTAAGATCCATTGTCGGTTGGTAATCTATTTTTGCAAATTGACCATTGGCTGCACCTAATATTTGTAGTCTACCATTCTGTTCAATATGCTCTGCTGAATATTCTTTACCGTATGTTGATGGTAATTTTAAAATCATCACACTTGATAGACCTGTGAACAATGTCCCTCTATGAACGTGAGTTGGATTGTATTCATGTTGTTTCATTTCATTGACCCAAATAGAATTTAAATGAGTATCATAATCTTTTATACTATTAAAAGTTAAATAGTGTTTAAACACTTGCATGAAATAATCTGTAACATTTCTAGGTAGAAAATTATGGTTCTTCATTTTAGTTTGATCTTTACCGTGATAAAATAAAGAATGTTCTTTTTCTATCTTACCTATTAATAGTTGATTAGCAGGTGCAAGATTATTATAATTTTGTTCGTAGATATTATTAACATCTCTAAAAATATCTAAAGGTACTTGATATTTTATAATACATTGACCTAAGTATATTGGTTTAAAATTTAATGTGTCCATATCTTTCTTTTATGCTTTTTGGTATTTTTTCTATGTAAGGGTTGTATACTTTTCTAACTGGTCCATCAAATAGTTTATGCATATTATTACCAACAACTTTATCATCATAGGATAAACCATTTATATTTACTTGATCTAAATTATCAAACCTGTGATTAAAATAAGGTTCATCTAAAAATTTATATATTTTTCTAAACTCTTGTTCTGGATTTGTGACCATATCATCATACTTTACATAATGACAAATGCCAGGATAGTTGTATGAATTTTGAATAGCTTTTAACTCTATAGCAATAGCTCCATCTTTATTCATCAACATCATTAACTTGTCAAAATCTGTTTCATGACCATATCTATTTGGAAAAGCATCCGGGTTTTCTGTGTACCATTGCATATAACTAGCCAATACTTCTATTAGGTCTCTAATCAATACAATACATTTAAATCCAGGTTTAAAATGTTTTTGCATTAATTCGAAGTTACCTGTTAGCATTACAGGTCCACGGTCAATGATTATTCGTTGTGGCCATTGTTGGTAATAGTTAGTAAATACATTATTAAGAACGTTATCTAAAGATTGATGATCAGGGAAATTTTCAAAAGATTCTATTTTTTTAAGTAGATGTAAATCTTTCATTATCTCTAATGTTATAGAGTTAGCAGTAGCTGCTATCTCTTTATTCTGATTCATAATACTTGCAAATAAAGTATTGCCAGACCTAGGTAATGCTACTAAAAAAAATAACTTACGGTTTTGGTTTCCCATGCTGAGTTAATTGTTCTTTCTTCTCTGTATTGTTTTCTAATTCACCTGATTTTTTAATTCTTTGTAATGATTGTAATTGCCCCATGACATTAAACACTTCATTATCATCAGAGTTTTCATTTAAAGCTTTTGCTTTCTCGTGATATTGTCTACCATAAGATTCTAATTGATGATCATTAACATCTTTATCATTAAATGATCCGTCATTAAATTCACCTTTTAATTTAGACCACATTTTAATTTCTCTCATTCTATGTTTTGCATTTTTTTCCATAGACGCTTTACCAAATATTGCTTCATCTAAATCAATTTCATATTTAGTTAATTTGTATTCATCTGTTTCAGTAGCTATTTTTTTCTCTAGGTATTTGACCTTTGCGTCATTTCTTCGATAGTCAAACGATAATGCCATTAGATTATCTAAGTAACTTGCTTGTTCTCTAACACACTGCCAATATTTTGCAGCTAAAGTTGGATAACGATTGTCTTGTAATACAGAAAATCTTGCTTCTGTTTCTGTTCGAAACATTTGTTTTTTAGTCCAGGTATCTCGCAACTCTTCCGTCATTGCTTTGAAATCAGAAACTTCTTTTGTGCTTAATAGATTGTTTAGATTGGGGGTTTCTTTTTCGATAATATCTCTTATATCTTTTTTTATTATGTCATCACTCATTCAATTCTCCTTATTATATATCAATAATGTTATTATTATTTATAAGACTTTTATATGTCTATTTAAAATTATAAATCAATTTAACTTGAAGTTATATCAAAGCTTCCAACTCCTTGTGACTCAGCTAAAGACTCAGCACCATCATAATACGGAGCTCCTCCAAAAATAAGACCAGTTGTACTGTTAGCACCAGCACATCCATGACCGTAAAAGTATCTGCTGAATTCAGCAGTTTCGGCCCAATTGGTTCCATTCCAAGTTTCTGCTTTACGGTTTGCACCAATACCTCCTACAGCCAAACCTGCAGTTATAGTACCACTAGCTCCACCTTGACTTCTATCGTTGCCCATATCATTAACTTCAGTCCAACTGCTTCCATTCCAAGTTTCTACAAGATTTATTGGACCTGGTGAAGGATTACCACCCATATAAAGTGCAGCTGTATTACTATTTGCTATAAGAGCACCTCTTTGTCTGGCAGTATTTGGATCAGTTATTTCTGTCCAGTTTGATCCATTCCATGATTCTGTATCGTCTTCTGTACTATTATCTCCTCCTACACCAAGAGCCGATGTTGATGTTCCATCACCAGCTAATAATGATCTTCCCAAATTTAAATTGTTTACTTCAGTCCAATTTGTTCCATTCCAAATTTCTGTTGCTACCTGCTTTCGAGGGTTTCCACCAGCGAAATTATACCCAGCAAAGAAAATTCCTGCAGTTACAACTCCACCGCCTGCTGCATTATATCTTCCCAAATTTACATCATTTACTTCAGTCCAGTTTGTTCCATTCCAAATTTCTGTTTCTGTTTTATCATATGTAGGATAAGGAGGTTTTACTCCACTTACAGCAGCAGCAGCTGTTGCAGTTCCAAAACCTGCTTGCATTGCACTTCTACCTAGATTTAAGTCATTTACTGACGACCACGCTGTTAGTGTACCTGTAGATCGGACCCTTATTTTACTAGTTGAAGTATTATACCACACCTCACCTTCTTTTACGTTTGCAGGATTTCCTGCTAAGTCTTTAACTTTAATTCCGGTAATTACGTTGTAGTCGCTCATTTTAAATTCCTAAGGTAATGTTATATTTTCTGGTCTACTTAATGCTAATTTTTCGTCATCATCTAATGCGTCCCACGCTGTTTGTTTTGCAGTTACTTCCGCATTAACAATAGCTTGTGCTTCTGTTTTTGTTTTTGTAATACCATTTTTGCTAGCTAACCAAACAGCTCCTTTTTTATTATTTTCAATAACCCACACATTTGCAGGGTATCCTGAAATATAAAAGTCTGATCTATCTTGAGCAGTAAAAAATCCTTTACCTGTGTTTGTAGCTGTTCCATATATATATGATGACATAATTAACTTGTTGCTAATGTTGTTATTGATGATCCGTCACTTGTCTTAAATGTATTACTGTCTGTATTATACCAAATTTCACCTTCACTTTCATCGGCATCAGGATCCTCTGCTACTGATCTTACATATTTTCCAACTATTTCTTTATAAGTGCTCATAATTCTAAGAAATTGTAATTGTTAAAGTAGCTGAGTTATTTCTACACATTAATTTTTTTGTAGATGAATTATACCAAATCTGTCCTTCTTTAGGATTAGCTGGATTACCTGCATAAGATTTAATAGCGTGTCCTTTAATAGCTTTAAATGTACTCATTTAACTCCTTAATTATTTTTTAAAATCCAACCTTGTGTACCGTCTGTAAATACTAAGGTGTTTGCTGCTCTTTCTACTGCAACTGTTAAATCGTCTGTTGAACCTACAATTTTTTCTGAACCATTTGCAGCAATAGTTAAAGCATTAGTATCAAATGTTCCTGCATAATCTATAAAAGATACTTCATCACCTATACTTCCCGCTGGTAATGTTAAAGTCCATGCACTACTTGATGTATTTGCAAAGACACCTTCACCAGCAGAAGCAGTGTAGTTACCTGTCTTAACTGCTTGCCAATCTGTTCCACCAGAGTTATCTACAAAAGATAATGTACCAGAACCGTCTGTCGTTAAAATTTGATCTGCGTTACCATCAGCAGTCGGTAAAGTCATAACAACTGTACCAAATCCAATTGCGTCTGTGAATGTAGTACCATCTACATATACATTTTTATACTGTAAAGAAGCAGTACCTAAATCTACGTCATTAGTAGTGACAGGACTTATCGCACCGTCTGCCATTGTGAATTGTGCAGTACCA